GGAAATGATGTTGTAGGAAAGGCACAAATATTGGAAACTCCTATGGGTCAGATTGTAAAAGGTCTGCTCGATGGTGGTGTTCAACTAGGAGTGTCAACTCGTGGTATGGGTAGCCTTGAGGAAAAAAATGGCACTATGTACGTCAAAGACGACTTCGTTCTTAATACGGTTGATATCGTACAAGATCCATCAGCACCGACAGCTTTTGTCAATGGAATAATGGAAGGTGTAGAGTGGGTTTGGAACAATGGTGTTATTGAATCTCAAGTAATTGAACAAATGGAGACTGAAATTAAAAAGGCTCCACGCGCTGACCTCTATGAGGTTCAGACTCGTGAGTTTAAAAATTTCCTCTCGTTAATGAAATCTAAATTGTAAGGAGTCAAACATGACTGATCAAGTAGACCAGGATGTAGAGCTCGACGAGGAAATCGAAGAAGCTCACGATCCAAAGAATGCTGAAGCTCAATCAGTTGCGTCAGTAGATGCTGCTGAGAAAAAAGGACCCAAAGCGCCAAAGCGCAAAGGTGATAAGAGTAACAGCCAACCGTCTGAATTAAAACCTGCAGGCAAGGCAATGAAGGCCGAAGACGTAGAATTTGATGGAGACTTTAGTGACGACCTTAATGCGCTTGTAGAATCTGAAGCTACATTGAGCGAAGAGTTCAAAGCTAAAACTGCAGTAATTTTTGAAGCAGCGGTTAAGTCAAAACTCTCAGAAGAAATCAATCGTTTGGAAACTGAATATGCTGAGCAATTAGCAGAAGAAGTAGAATCAACGAAAGCAGATCTTGTTGAGAAGGTAGACAGCTACCTCAACTATGTAGTTGAGCAATGGATGGAAGACAACAAAATTGCAATCCAAACAGGTCTTCGTACCGAGATTGCAGAAGGCTTTATGAACAAGTTGAAAGACGTGTTCGAAGAGTCTTATATTGAAGTCCCAGAATCCAAAGTAGACCTAGTTGATGAACTGGCAGAAGCTAACGAAGGCCTAGAAGCTCAAGTTAATGAAGCAACTGCTAAAGCTATAGAACTTGGCGAAGAGTTGGAAACTTATAAGCGCGCAGCGGTAATCCGTGAAGCTGCTAAGGATCTAGCAGAAACTCAAGTTGAAAAGCTAACATCACTTGCAGAATCAGTAGACTTTGAAAATGAAAAAGCTTTCGCACAGAAAGTAGCTACATTGAAAGAGTCATACTTTTCTAAATCCAAAACTGCTGAATCTATTGTAGAAGATACAGATGACACTTCTGACGAAGTTGAAGTATCTCCAATGATGGAACAGTACATTAATGCATTACGCAAAACAAATAAGTAGGAGATCCAATTATGGAAACTTATGATCGTCTCGTAGAGAAATGGTCTCCGGTATTGAACGAAGAATCAGCCGGTTCAATTGCAGACGCCCACAAGCGCGCTGTTACCGCTGTCGTTCTGGAGAACACAGAAAAAGCAATCCGTGAGCAAGGCGAACAAGCCTCAATGATGACGGAAGATGCAGCTGCAAATAACACATCTGTTGCTGCTAACTGGAACCCAGTATTGATTTCACTAGTACGCCGTGCTATGCCAAACATGATGGCATATGACGTATGTGGTGTTCAGCCAATGTCTGGCCCAACAGGTCTCATCTTCGCGATGAAATCAAAATACAAAACAACTCGTGCCGGCGCGACTGATGGCAACGAAGCATTGTTCGGCGAAGCAATTTCAGGCTTTGCTGGTGACTCATCTGCAACGCAAACTGCTGATGGTTCAGGTCTAGCAGGATTGGCAAACGTTGACTCTGCTGGTGCTATCCCAACATTTGGTGGTGGTATGTCTACAGCTAACGCAGAACAGTTGGGAACAACTGGCGAATCTGCATTTGCTGAAATGGGCTTCACCATTGAAAAAGCAACAGTGACTGCGAAGTCACGTGCGTTGAAAGCAGAGTACACACTCGAGCTTGCACAAGACTTGAAAGCGATTCATGGTCTTGACGCTGAGACAGAATTGGCAAACATCTTGTCAACAGAAATCTTGGCTGAGATTAACCGTGAAGTTATTCGTACAATCAACTCTCGTGCAAAAACTGGTTTCACAACTGCTAACGCAACAAAATCTGGTATCTTTGATCTTTCAACAGATGCAGATGGTCGTTGGTCAGCTGAGAAATTCAAAGGCTTGGTAGTACAGCTTGACCGTGAAGCAAACCAAATTGCAAAAGATACTCGTAGAGGAAAAGGTAACATTGTTATCTGTTCTTCAGACGTAGCAACTGCATTGTCAGCTTCAGGCATGTTGGATTACACTCCAGCAATGAGCACTGCTCTGAATGTAGATGACACAGGTAACACATTTGCTGGTACTTTGAACGGTCGCATGAAAGTCTATATTGACCCATATGCAACTGCAGACTACATCACAGTAGGATACAAAGGTACAAACGCATATGATGCAGGTATCTTCTATTGCCCATACGTACCGCTAACTATGGTACGTGCAGTTGGTGAGAATGATTTCCAACCACGCATCGGGTTCAAAACTCGTTACGGTATGGTTGCAAACCCATTCGTAGGATCAACTCCAGGCGACGATATTGGTACAGCACGTGCTAACCAGTACTACAGAATCTTCCGCGTAGACAACATCCTGAACCCAGCATAGGATTCGGATTACG